TCCCCGCCCCAGATTTAGTGGGGCGGAAATTTCCAGATTTTACTGAAGTCTTAATATTCATTAAGCACCTGTGTAAAATACAGTACAAGTTGTATTTGTAGCGGTAACACTCAGATTAGTTTTAAATACAACACCTTGTTCTGGGATATGCATTGCAAAGTCTGAGGTACCTCCAACAACGGCTACATTGAATTTTTCAACGCCACCATCACTAAATGTTACAGTGCCAGCGTTAGCAGTTACACCAACAATAAATCCTTTGAGTCGAGCTCTTGAGGCATTTATTACTGTAGTACCTGATCCTGCACTTTTAACACTTACATCACTATCGAAGGCCATGAGTTACCTCCTTATATTGATGATATGTTAGCGAGTGTATCACATCTTAACCAAGATGTGCCATCAGAAAATGCATAAGTAGCAGCTCCATTAGCTCCATCTTGAACGTAAATCATTACGCCTTCATTAACATCTGCAACTAAAGATGTGCTTCCTGCTGTAATCACAGTGTTGCTTGTTCTTGTGAATGGAGTGTTGCCACCTTGTTGTGTGTCATTTGGGGATGTTCCTGCGTTTGGATTTGCACCACCGATGAAACCATTTAAAGATGTAACTGGTCCTTTAAAAGTAGTTGTTGCCATAATAAACCTCCTAGGTTGTATAGACCGATTACATAGTCTCTATACCCGTCTGCTAGCTCAGTCTATGTAATCTGTTATGCTAGAACTCTTTTATAGCATAAAAAAAGGGGGCATCAAAGCCCCCTTTAAAAGTATTATCTACTTAATGATTATGCACCAGAAGTACCGAATACACAACGAGGATCAGAGAAACCAAATGAGTATCTCTCTCTTGCTTTGTATCGGATGTTTCCTGTGTCGAAATCACCTTCCATAGATGTCTTTAATGGGCTTCTTGAGAACATCTTGAAGCCATTAGGAGCATCTGTCTTGATGTAGAAAGCGTCAGCATCAGTTAAGTAGTGGTTCACAACATAACCCTGTGGGATCATTGACATGTTCTTAATAGCGTTGATGTCGTTGTCTGCTGTTCCAACTCTTAAAGAAGTGTTTAAAAGTCTGTCAGCAGTGAACTGTAACTGTCGAGGTACGATTAACTTCATACCTTTGATAGCTGTTCTTAAGCCTCTCTCATCTCTGAAATCAGCGATGTCGATAAGTGCTTGCTCAAGTGATGTTTCGTTCAAGTCAGCATCAGTTGACAATCTGTTTGATAGATATCCACCAGATTGTAATGGGTGCTGAGTGTTGATCAAAGATACACCATCACCACCAGGATTTGATCCTGCTGCGCCGGCTGAAGCAAAAGCGTTGTTAAGAACTGCAGCGCCCTTAACTTGCTTTGTGTTTGCCATTGAACGAGCAAGTGCTCTTGTATATCTAGCAGCAAGTCTGTCGTAGAGGTTGTCCTCAACAGCTTCCTCAGTGATAGAGAATGCAAGTGCGATTGTCTCGTGTGTGTATCTAGCAGTAAATGTTTCGTTTGCTGTATCGAATGATACGCCTTCACCTTCTTGTTTAGTTGGTGCAGTTCCGAAACCTGCTAACATTACTTCTTCTTCGAACGCTCTGTCTGATGACTCAGTGTCGAAGATTTCAGCATGTTCGTTGTCGTATCTGTCATACTCCAGGCCGAATAGTGCATTCAAACCTGGCTCTAGTTCTTTAACTAGTTGGGATCTACTTATAGCCATAGTTTAATACCTCCTATACGCCTGCTGTATTAGCACTGTATAAGTGCTTGTTCCATTTAATAACGACACTACAGTTGTTTGAAGATGTGTCACTGTTCTCTGGATCTCCAGAAAGAGCAACAATCTTAACTGAGTTGTTTGCACTGTTACCGAAAGTTTCAGCGTTTACTGCAGCTTGTGATGTACCACTGTGTGTTAGACCAGCAGTGTATACTAAGTTTGCAGTTGCACCGATATCAGTATTAGCGAAAGCACCAGTTGCTTGAACTTCAAACAATTGATTTGGATCGTCTAGTACGAATGCTTTGATGATACCATCGTAGCTTGATGTGTTAGCTGGGAAAGAATTTCTCCATACGGGTTTTCTTGTGTTAACGTCAACATATTCGCAACCATTGAAAACACCTACTACTACATCGGAAACACCATTAGCTACGTCGATTACACCATTAGCTGTTATCTGAACAGGATCTCCCTGAAAGATTGCAGTTCCAGAACCATTAGCGATGAGATACTGAGTCTGACCATTTGTTGATGGGCCAGAACCATTCATCCTTACAGCTCTAAAACCATATGCATTAGCTTGGTTTGCCATAGTTATACTCCTTTAAAGTATTTATTGTTAGTAAGTGCTACGTCTTGGTCGAAAAGAAAATTATTCATTTTTATTCGAGCCACCGAACGTAACTTTAGTTTGTCGTTGTGGTTTACTAATCGGCATCCTTGGGTCTTCCTCTTTCATTAGATCGTTATCAACAGCCTGCTGTTGATCGTGTGCAAGTTGAGAGTAATATTGATCTCTCTCTTTAGCGATCTCAATTGGAACCCGAGCCAATAATAATCCACCAACCGATACAACACCTGCGTGCTTACCTTCAGCTTCACTAGGAAAATCAAAATCGGGATATTCGTCGGCTCTGACAAGTTCATATCCTTGTCTAATACGACCGATAACATTTTTGTTATCTTCATATCCTCGTACTGATTCCCTAATCCATCTGAATTTAAACCCTGCTGGTGGTTCGGGAGTGTCTAACGAGCTTGGTAGTTGCCAGTGTTTAATACGAGCTGTCTTTTCACGCGTTTGTGCAGATCTCGAAGTTTTATCTATTTGTGTCATAGTTACCTCCTACTCTGTAACTTAAGTTTCTCTTTCGCATATTGCTCTGGAGTTAAATTAAGTCGTTTTGCCATGTGAAGCTCTGTGCTTGACAACTTAACTACGTTTCGTCCTGTGCCTCTGTTTCTATTTGCGCTTGCAACAGTTTGGACTGGTTGTTGCTTAACGGGAGCTTCTTCCTCTACGGAAGTTTGCTCTTCAAACTTATGCGGTAAATTTGCACGCATACGTTTATCGATCTCACTATAGTAAATATCTGAGCGAGGATCAATATTTTCTTGCACTAATTCGTCATGGATTGCATAGGCTACTGTGGTCATTACCTTATCATTCCCAAACCATTCATTCTCTGCCGCCCAAGCTTCCGCTTTAGGGTCACGAACTGCTGATTGTGCAGGTTGAGGAATTTGATAATCACTCTCTTTAGCCGGACTTTTTGCTAGTTCTTCACGCTCTTGCTTCATTGTATCGTATCTAGCTTGTTCTGCTCCAAGTCTACCGATATCTAATTGAGCCTGGGCCACTGCTTCATAGTCCTGGTCTTCCATAGCCTTCTTCAATTTAGCTTTTGCAGCTTCCATTGAATTAGTCAATCTTCCACCGAATTCAGTAAAATAGCCATCGTTAGTTTTATTTAACTGTGCTCTAGCCTTATCTCTCTCTTCTTTAAGAAGTCTAGCAATATTAATTGCTTCCTCTTCTCTTCGACGAGATTCGCCTAACTGATAAGCATATTCATCAATTCTTTTTTGAACTGCTTTACTATACTTCTCTTTAGTCTCTTTAGGCTTTTCTTCTTTTACTGGTTCAGCTTCTGAAGAAACTTCTTGCTCTTCTTGAACTTCAATATCGCCTCTAGGCTTTTCTTCTTTGAGTTCAACTTCTTGGTTATCTACTTCAGTAGGAGTTTCAATTCCTTGAACTTCTACATCCATATGACCAGTTTCACGAGCTTCTTTTTCGCGTTGAAGTTCTTCAACTTGTTTCAATACTTCGTTCATGTATATACTCCTAAAATATCTTCAGGACTTTTTATTGTCCCTAAAATTTCATCGTCATTTAATATTCTAAGTTCGCCACCCTCAATTTTAATTCGAGAGCCTGCGTACCTGGCAATAATTACCCAATCGCCTTTTTTACACCAAGCACCATTAGGAAACTTTTCAGTGTCTTTATAAGCGAGGTCGCCCACTTCTAATACTAAAGCACATACAGAAGCAATCTGTTGTTCTTCAACTGCTTTGTCGGTTAATAAAACACCGCCCTTTGTTTTTCCTACACCTTTGTAAGGAAGAACTATTAATCTCCAACCTGTCGGTTTGGGGATTCTCTCTAAAGCCGGGGGTGTATCTTCTTTCTTTTCAGCAGCAGGTTTAATTCCTACTATCTTCTTATCAGGAAGTATTATTCCTGGTTTCTGTGTCATCGTCTATCTCCCATTTGCGAAACAGTTCCCTAGTATCTGAATCGAGTTTGCGTAATGAGGTGAGCTGACCAACTAGGTTTTGATACGACGCCCAATCTCCTACGTTCCCATCCAAAATAGCAGATATTATATCCTCTTGTCTAGTCTTAATTAATCTTAAGATAGCAGTATAGATATTATCTTCTCTCACTATTTTTTGAATTTTTTGATTGCAAGGTCTGTTACTTTAAGACCAAAGCTTGAAGCGATTGCTGCCATTAAAGCCCAAATATACCAATCTGGTAATTCATCTAGAGCTAAAAATCCGTCTTTTAGTTTTGTAATCCAATCGGGTCTACCTAAGAATACAGCAAGAAAAACTATAATAAGGGGAACTGACAAGATAACTGTAAACCACTCATCTCGCCAAGACTCCCCCATATTTTTTTGAGCTTGAAGTTTATATTCAATTTCACCTTCTGCCATTTTCATAGCATGAGTCTGTTCTGCTTGCGCTAAATATTTTTTAGTTTCAGTCTTTGTCTTAATGACATCGACTAATCCACCAGCAACAGTAGAAATTAAACTCCAAAGCATTGATTATATATATTGTGCGATTACCCAACCAATAGCAATACCAATTACAAGCCATTTCTTTTTAGGGTGATCATTCCAGAGTTGTTTAATTTTATCCATTACTTTACTCCTATGAATTTTGTTCCACGGATTGCAGAACCTGTTCCTCTCATACCCTGAGAGTTTGGACCCTTTTTAGGGGGAACTGTTCTAGTTAATCTTTTACCTTCAACCGAACCTCCATTACTATATCCGAAACCTGATTTAATGTCATCCTCTGATATGACACCTGCGTCGAGCAATTTCTTTTGCTCATCAAAATCAATGGATCTATCTTCTTCCATTTTTTTAAGAACACTTTTTTTAGAGTAATACTCTTTTTTCTTTTTCTTTTTAAACTTTTCGCTAGGCGCTTTTCTTTTTAATGGGGGCATTAGAATACTCCTTTGAAACCTTTTCCTGTGATAGCTTTTCCTGTTCCACGAACCATTCCGCCTTTGTTGTATTTTTTAGCCATTCCACCACAACTACAAGACATAGCTCCACATTTCTTACAAGCCATTCCACCACTGTTAGCTTTTAGTATTTCAGCAGACTCGTATTTATCTTTAAATCTTTTTTTAGGACGTTCAGGCAGTCCATCAGGTATGTCTGTTAATTTAGGACGTTCAGGTAAAGTAAATTTACTAGATTCTTCGTTGCCTTTTTTCTTAGTGCTACTGTGTCTCTCACCTTTTTCTTTTTTAATTTTATTTGCCGGCATAATAAACTCCTTAATGTACTGTCTTGTTACTGAGGCTACTTAGTTCAGTAGTAGCATCAAATTTAAAACTCGCTAGCAACTTTAACAAATCTTGTGTTTGTTGCAACCCTATTTCCTTGTTCATGGCCCACTGACCTACTGTTAAAAATGCAGTAGCAATAGCTAATCCATCTACATTTTGACTACAATATAGGGCATATAAACTTTTAAATTCTTTTACTAGACTATCAACAACGTCTTTGTCAACTTCTTCCCAGTTACTTAGAAGATTTTTTGGTTTTTCTTTTTTTTCCATTTGATTTACCTGCCTCACTTAATGCTATTGCTATCGCTTGTTTCTGAGGTCGTCCCTCTTTCTTAAGCTTTTTTATATTAGCACTAATTGTTTGCTGGGAGCTACCTTTTTTTAGTGGCATTCATCCTCGCAATCTGAACGGCAGTTCGTTGATCCTGTATATCTCTTTGATTTTGTAATTTTTGTGAATCAATAGATTTTTTGTAACTTAATTTTTCTTCTTCTAGTTTTTGTTTCGCTAAATCATCTGCAGCATCTAAATTTATTTCTTGCTGCTTTAGATCTAATTCTCTTTGTTTGATTTCAACAAGAGGATCTTCTCCTTGACCTGTAAAACCAATTGCATCTTGTTCTTCTGCTACTGCTTCGTTAATCATCGCTGCAATTTTTACGGCTACTCTTCTTTCAATCTCTGGTTGGAATTGTTTCATTAACTCTTCTGGAAGTTGTCCACCAAACTTCATCGCTTGTTTGTTAAGCTCAGGTTGAACTTCGGCCATCACTTCTGCTCTTGCTAATGCAGCAATATGTTCGGTGATATGTGATTGTAAAATTGTCATCACTTGAGGATTGTTTCTCACTAAGTAAGAACTCATAAATGCTCTATGCGCTTCAATGTGTGCTTCATGATCTTGTTGTGGGAACACCACTAAAGATTGCATTCTTAATGCTTGAGCATTTTCCATACCAGGATCCATTGGCTCAGGTTTAGCCGGAGGTGGTAAGATTGCATCAATCTGTTGAACACCTAATGCTTGGTACATTCTTCTGTACGCTTCATACTGATTGTGAATTTGTGGATTAGCCTGGGCTAATTGTAATTGAGATTGTGCCAACATAATTCGCTGACTCATAGAAAAAATATCTGGGTTTGAAACAGGTTGAACATCCACTCTCTCATCAAAGTCGGAAGCTTTGATCATTCTGTTTCCACCTTCTACATTGTAAGGATATTCGGGGGGAAGAGATGTTGCGAAAATTTTAGCGAGTAATTCGAATTCATTTTTTTGGGCATAGTGGCAACGCTTATGAATAGCGGACATTACCCGTGTACCCTGTTCTAATAATGCGATTGTAGTACCGACAGGATTTGCTTGGGAACCTTCTCCCACTTTCATATCTGCAATAGCCGCGAATCGTCGACCACTGTCCACGACATAGCCTAAAAGATTAAAGAGCGTTTGATCTGGGCCTTTATAAGGCAACGGCATTAATGCGTTTCGAAGATCGCCTCCTGGTGCATCGACATCTCTAAACTCACCAGGGGTGAGTGGCTCGTCGTCATCTCTCACTCTTAGCCCTCTTGATTTAAAACCTGCGGGAAGATTCGATAGCGTACCTGCATCTAACAATGCTCTTAAAGCAGAGGTAGCAGTACGGGTTAATCCTCCCAACATATGTACCAGTCCGAAGCCATAGAAGCCTAGCCCTGGTAAAAACTTGTAATGAACAAAATATTGATTGCGTTTAAATAAAGGATCGTTCGGTGCGTAGTTTCGATAGATCGATAATATCTTTCCTGTACCTTGTTCCAATGTCACAATGTATGGAAGTTTTAATCCTGTGGGCTCACCATCTGTTCCGACATTTTCATATCCACTTAAATCTAAATCGACATGCATCTCTAACAGAATATACTGACCATTGAAGTCGCCTCTCTTAACGCCTTCTAGCTCATCATATTTTTCTTGAATATCCGAATACGCTTGATAGAGATCGTCGTTATCATCGATGTCAATGTCTCTGTAAAAACCAGAAAGCATTTGTCTCTTCAAATCATTCGGAGAAATTTTTAATTGGTGTGTAATTCTTTCTGCATCTTCTAAATCACTAGCACCATAGTTAATAATTAAATCTTCGGCTGGCACAAATTTAGAAACAGGTCTTCCTAAGTTTGCGTCGTAATAAACTTTTTTAAAAGAGCTACCGGCTAAAGGTAAATGAAAAAGCATTTGATCCATTTCAGGATCGTACTCTCTCATCTGATACATTAACTGATAGTTCATAAATTCTTTGACGCGATGAGCTTGTTGTTCTGTTTCGTTATTCACTTCACCAACGATGGCCGTTTTCACTGGACCACCTGCGGGTAATAATTCTTTATACGCACCTGCTTGGAATTGTGTGACGGCTTCTGCTAGTAGTGGGTGCGATACGGAGGCTGCCCCTCTGAAGGGTTGGCTCACTTCTGTATATTTAAAACCTAATAGATCTAAACCTTTGATGTAAGATTTTTCCCAATCTTCTCTTGAAGTAACATCGACAGAGTATTGACTTCGTAAATCGTTAGATAGCTGCGCGAGAGTTGGTTCTTCAATGATCTCTGCTAAGTTCTCAGAAAAATTATCTTGAGAAGGTAATTCTTCTACAACTTCTTCTTCATCTGTTACTTCGACTTCAATAGGCGCTTCCATCTCTTCTGGTAAGAGTTCTTCGCCTTGAGGTGCTTGATTTAATGTTTTATCTATTTCGGCCATAATTAATTTCCATAATACTTAATTTTTCTTCTAGGTCTATACTCTATTTCTTCATCATCGGGATGTATTAATGCACCGAATTGTCGATAACGCATCAAAGCTTGAGTAACAGAGTCAACATAGTCGTCGTGTTTACCATACGGGAAAGCGGCACACTCTTCAACTACTTCTTCTGCCCACTTAAAAGGAGGTGCCCATACCTGTCCTGCTTCGAAAAGAGGTGAAATAGAGTTCACTCTGACTAATTTGTCGTTGCCCCTGGATGGCGTATAATTGACCACGGGCAAACCCATCAATTGAAGCTCGTGTGTGAGGGGCATACCCGTTGCTTTCGCTTCAATAATGATTGTTTCAGGTTCCCAATACTTCGCTTGCTCCATCGCAACGCGTTTTAATTGTGGAAATTCCCATTTTCCTCGGTGTGCATCCATCAACATAATGTTTTGTTTGCCATTCATCTCGTTTCGAAACACTCCCCAAGTCGTAATTGCAGAATAATCTGCTGAATCTTTCGCAGAAAACGCAGTATCGTAGCTTTGAATGACATGTAAAAGCTTTGGCATGTACTCTTTGTCCCAAAGTTGCCACCATTCACGCTTAATAATTGCCGTTTCTTCGGATGTAGGGTTTTGTTGCCACTGCGCTTCCCACTTTTGAGCCGGTAACGACGCCTTCACTGCTTCTAACTGCTCTAATTTCCAAAAATTTGGCCATTGCGGTTGTCCGTCGTCCGTGATCGCTGGGAAATCTACAATCTCCCACTGATCGGCCATAGGATCTTGCGCTTGTGCCTCTATTAATCTCTCTGTTAAGTCATCTTCTGACCATCGTGTCATGACCACGACTATCGAACCGCCTGGTTGTAGACGCTGACGAGGACCAGAGGTGTACCATTCCCAGGCATTCTCCATGGCGGTCTTCGAAAGAGCGTCTTGTTCGGAATGGGGATCGTCGATAATGAGTAAATCTGCACCGCGCCCTGTTATCGAACCACCGACACCGGCTGCAAAATATTCTCCACCATGATTTGTTTCCCATCTACCTGCCGCTTGTGAGTCGGCTCGTAGTTCTACTTCTTCAAAAATAGATCTGTACTCTGTATCGTTCATCAAGTTACGAACTTTTCTACCAAAACGATATGCTAGCTCTGCGGTATGGGTGGTTTGGATAATTTTCAATTTAGGGTTGCACCCCATCAT